TAGTCCATTCATTAGTGTTTATCCATGGTCGTCAGGTTTTGGTACGAAGTATGCAAATCCTGCAACATTACCTTCTATCGTCGGAAATGGGGTAGCTTTTAGTCCTGATAGTCTATATATTGCTGTAACTCATTTCAATGGTGTTAATGTTTATCCATGGTCTTCAGGTTTTGGTACGAAGTATGCAGATCCTGCGACATCACCTAGTGCCGCTACTGGAGTAGTATTTAGTCCCCTACCACCATTATGAAAAAACTCGAAACCCTTCAATCCGCACTTGATGCCCGCAACGATGAGTTCCTGAGCTATCAAATCAACATTGATAACTACACTCGCGCTATTGACAAGATCAATGCTGAGCATCAAAACAATCCAGCAATGATTGAGTTCCGTGATCGTTTGGCTGACATGCTTGAATCCCATAAAATCGAGCAACTAAAATCAATGATTATCCGTGACGTAATTGCGGACCAAATTAACGAAATGAAGGTATCCTGATGTTCTACGCTAAAATTGCACCAGACGGCACATTAAAGCAGTATCCGTACACGCTTGCCGACCTGCGTTGCGAAAACAAAAACACAAGCTGGCCCCAAAACATTAGCGATGAAGTGGCTGCTGACTTCAATGTCTTTCTTGTATTGCCTGCACCGCAACCAGTAGATCGTTACGACATTAACCTAGAGCGCACTGCCATCAAGCAAGGCTCCGATTGGGTGGAGCAATGGATCGAAACACCTGCCACACCAGAACAAATCACAGAACGCACTGCCGCAAAAGAAGTTGAGGTGCGTCAACAACGCAATCAGCTACTCAACACCTGCGACTGGACTCAACTACCTGATGCACCAGTAGATCGCACCATTTGGGCAACGTACCGCCAGGAGCTGCGTGATGTAACCGCTCAAGCTGGCTTCCCGTGGGAAATTGTCTGGCCTGTAGCGCCATGATGGCCGCTCTACTTATATGATAAGGTTTTTTCACAATCCATGAAAATTTCTTTAGCCTGAAAAAATGTCTACTGGACAGGATTAAAGCTTGGTATAGAATTTTCATAGAATAGACTTTTGTTAAAATCGTGAAAAAGTAAGTCACTGCAGTGGTTCTAGGGTGCAGCTAGGTTAACTGTATTAAACGTCTCTCGCCCAAAAGTTTGGGAGCGCCCTAAAAACTCTTATACTACCAGAAGGATCTATAGCTTAATTAAATGAAAGCTACAAATGCGGAAGCGCCCAGCATGACGCCGCAGCAAAGAGATGTTTTATATGCTGCTATGGACCTGATGAATGGTGGTTTAGATATGGAAGAATCATTCCTTTGTTATCGCACGATTTCTACCTACGTACTAAAAACAATTCCTCCTGATGAAGTGTTGGTTGACTTAAGGAAACAAACAGAATAGTGTACACCCCTAATTTATTTCCTGCTATATTACAGGTATAAAAAGTTTTCTTTGTAATGACAAAATCTGTTGCATTTATTAAGTTAGCTGATGCAGCAGCCTTTTACAAGAACCTATCCCATCAAAAAGATGCTTGGAATTGGTTGCAAAGACAGTTGTCACCCGAAGTATTAGCTGACTTCGGCGTCAAATACCGTATTGAAACACCGCCAAAACCACTATTTGATAATACATGGGATGGCGTGGTAGCAGCAGCACAATCTGCTGGTGCAAAATACCCTGAACTTGTAGCTGCTCAATGGGCACTAGAGTCAAATTGGGGTAAACATCCTTCAGGTGAACATAATTATTTTGGAATTAAAGGAACAGGATCTACTAGAACAACACAAGAGTTCATTGACAACACTTGGGTTACAATCACTGATGGGTTTGTTAATTTTCCTAACCTACGGAGTTGCATTACCTATCTTGTTGACAGATGGTATAAAGATTACAAAACCTTCAAAGGTGTTAATAACGCAGCCAATCGCAATGCCGCCGCAGTTCAACTCAAAGAACAAGGGTATGCAACAGATCCTGGCTACGCCGTAAAATTAATTCAGTTTTTGGATTCAAAATTAGGTACCCCAGGAGGTACTGTAATAAAAGTAAATCCATTACCTGTTTTATATATGAGCCAACGCGATAATTATCGCGATGCAAGTAGAACATGTTTTAGTTCTAGTTGTGCCATGATGTTGAAATATCTAAAACCTACCTCAATTAAAAACGATGATGATTACATAAAAGTTGTATTTACTTATGGCGACAGTACAGATAGTACCGCACAGTTGAAAGCATTATTTAAATTTGGAGTAGAAGCTAGATTTTATAGTAAAGGTGATGTAGACACAGTTAAAAAACAAATTGATAAAAACAAACCTGTACCGGTAGGTTTTTTACACCAAGGCCCAGTTACAAGACCAACTGGTGGGGGTCATTGGCTATGTATTACAGGTTATGACGATACAGGATGGTGGGTAAATGACCCCTGGGGAGAAGCTGATTTGATATCAGGAACTTACGTAAATACAAATGGTAAGAACCTGCATTACAGCTATAAAAATTTCAACCCTAGATGGCTAATCGAAGGGTTTAATTCTGGGTGGTGTATGCTTGCTTAACGTTGTTTTGCTTTACCAACAACAAGAGCAAGTATCTCAATTACCTTATATACCTTGCGAACAAAATTATCGTCCCGAGGAGTTGGTGTTAATGCAGTGATGACGCTACATGCAGCATGAACTGCAAGTGCAACTTCAAGATATTTGGAAAGGTCCATAACAAATCTTTGTTTATGTATATTGTAAGTCTTATAACTAATATTATCCCTTATAAAAAAAGAAAGATTTATGTTGCGTAGAAATCTCCCATGTTAAAGACTCATGTTTTTTAAACCATTTACTCCAGATTCGAAACTGCTTCTCAGGTACAGCCGATTCACAACGCATACTTATTGATTCTCCCTTAGAAAGTTCTTCTACCCATTGCCTTACCTGACGTATTGCAATAGCTTGTGTCTTAAAGCCAATCCTTCCAGTTAAACTACCATCTAATTTAGCAACAGACTTCTTCTTACGTCGATTCATCCAATCATTTATTTGTCTTTTAGAACGTCCCACAGCTAAGCTTGCCAGCCATACACATCCTTTTTTTGTAGGTATCCAAGGAATCAACCGCATCTTCAGTAGGAACCCATCTGGTAAAACAACAGTTATAGTTTTTTTCTTGCGAGACCTCATAATCTATTTGTTAAAGCTGTAAAGATTGTTGGAAAAGGATCTGTATCTTGATGTTGTGAATTCCAAATATCGGTCCATTCAGATAAAGAATGATCATGGAACGCATCAAAAGATTCATTATTACCAGGTTCTAAAAGAATGTTAAAATCAGCTGCTTGAAACTCATCTATTATTTCACCAATCAACCAAGTAGAACCGTCTAATACAGTAACAGTAAAACTTGAATTAATAATACATATAGATTCAGTAAAGCCATTAGGTTTTCCAGGTGATGAAGAAATTGTTGTATCGCTAATAATATCAGAAGATACTATAATAGTGTAAGCATAGTCAATTGTAGTCTCCTGTAAAAATAAAGCAGCTTCATCAGTATCTTCTAAGCCAGCAAATAGTTCTGTTACTGGAAATTCAATAACAACACCTACTTCATAATCAAGAGGTTCATTACGTGTAGAAGAAACACAAATTAAATAACTTCCTGCTGCTAAAGGGTAGTATCTTTCATCACCACGATCCAATCGACCTGCTTCAAAGTTATTATAAAGATCAGACTGAGCACTCATCACAGAGCCTAAGTACGGTATATAAATTTCTCCATCACGCCTTAATCCATCACGTACGGAATCTTCATCAAATATTGACTCACCCTGGATTGGAATATGGTTTAGATCATAAGCTGATGTCTGAATATAATTAGGACGTGGAGGACCTTTAGTAATAATAATCCAACTAGGAGCTGTGGTATTAACTTGAAACCAGTTGTTGTAAGTACCACCACCATAACCGCCATCGACTATTTTCTTTTCTGATTTTAAAGTTCCCTTAAGGTACTTAAGTGATGTAGATGAAAAGGTACCTAAAACTAAAGGGTTAGCTAAGCTACGTTGCGATTGGTTTGCAGCTAGATTCCGAGCCATTATTTAAATTGTTTTCGTATATCTATTGTAATTGCAGCATGTTTAACCTTCATCATAATCAGGTGGGTCCGGTGCAAATGAAGGATGCCGAATTGTTTGTTTATAGTATTGTTCAATTACTTCTTGTTGTTTACCAAGAAGCCTAGCTTTATGTAATAACATAAGGAGTTCAGGTTTAAAGTCAAGTGTAAAAGGATGAATATTCTGTGGAGGCATACCAATATTCCAACTCGAAACTAGGTGTAAAGGATTGAGACACCAAGGGTTGCCACAAGTTTTACTAACGTGTAAATCACCTATGTCACCCCATGCACACTGATAGATTATCTTCTGTGGTGTTACATTCTCAGATGCTCTTCCAGTATAAAAAACACGGTAAGAAGGAAAGTTAAGACGTTTTGGGGCCTTGGTACCAGGTAACTTTACGTCCCAACAATCATCTGGGAAACCAACAGAGATTTTATTCCAAAGCTTTTCGTACTTGTAGTTGTAGTACGGATGAATAAAATTAAGATTGAAGCCACAAATATTAGATTTGATTTTTATTACGCAGTGGTAACACCAATGGTGATTAATGTCACGTATGCGGTGGCGATGGGGACAAGGGTAACCACTGTAATAACCATGAGACTTAAGTTGGGA